CTTACGGTCTGCATCATCTTTAAACCAACCAGTTTCTTTTCTTATACTTTCAGGATCTAAACCATCTTCATATAATTTTTCAGCTTTAGCAAAATTTTTAATATCTAATTTTTTAGCGCTGGCCCCACCAAAAAGTCTTACAGCACCTTCTGGAACTTCAAAAGGTATTGAACCTACAGCCATCATACCAGAAATATCTGCAACATCACCCATAGTAACATCAGCTGCAGATTTTTCCCCTGTCAATAAATCTTTAGGTATACTAACAGTTTCTTTAACTGCTTCTGCTACTGCTTTACCTGCACCAACTACTTGTTCTTTAGTTGGTAATGTTGGATCTTTAAGGTATGCCTCTATAGCTGGAACTACATCATCTTCTATCTTAGCTCTAAGATTTCTTTGATCTGGGTTCAGTCTTACTGTATATGTATCACCAAGTCTAGTTTTAAAAACAGGATTACCTATATCATCTGTACCTACTTGAGGATCTCTAGTACTAGCACTCATAGGTCTATCAAAGAATGGTACAGTTTCTAAAGGGTGTCTTTCTTCTTCAACTACAGGTCTGTCTTTACGTCTTCTCCGACCTTCAGCATCAAACAGACTATCCATTTGTGTTGCTAATCCACCTTTATCATAACCCTTACGTTCTTTTAATATATCAGAAGCTGCTTGACGTACTTTAGTTAAAATACCTTTATATTTTTCTTGGTCTTTTTTAGTTACAAGTTCTGTACCCTTTAACGTTGAACCTTCTACTAATTTATCAAGCAATTCCTCTCTTAATTCTGGAGATAAATTATATGGTTCGTCTGCTTGATTAACAAGTTGTGTATATAATTCTTGACCCACATTTTCTAATTTTTCTTCGGAAAATGCTTCTGCCATATCTGGAAACATTTGTGCAACTTGTGCAACATTAGGTCTTGGTTTAATAAACGTGGAATCTAAATCATCACCAAGCTCAGTTCTAAATTCTTCCCACCTATCCCCCATATAGAGTGGACCATCAGCAATTTCTTCAAACTCACCAGTAAGAAAATCTACAACATCTTGACCATACTTTTTAGTAAAACTTTCTTTATCTTTAAAATAAGCATCCCGTAAAATCCTGTGGCCTCTGTGCCTATATTCATGTGCAATAATGTCTTTAGACGCACCAATAGCTGGACCATAAATCACATCATCTTGTTCACCAATATACGTACCGTCTTGGGTGTACCTACTTCCTTCTCTGCCACCCATATAATAAGCATTTTGAATCTCTTGAGGTAAAGTATACCTAGTTTTAGCTGCATCAAATCCTAAAGCTGCAATTGGATCTTTATCTAATAATTCTTTTAAATCAGACTTAAACTCTATGTCACCAAAATTTTCCCACGCAGTAAGTCTTTGCGTACCAGTTACCTGTTTGTTATTGTTGTCAGGTCTTATACGTGGTCTAAGGGATGTATTAATTGCCATCGTTGTTTACTCTGTCCCTAAGCATAGCTAAAGATTTTAATGCACGAATCTCTCCTTGAAGTCTGTATATCTCTTCAATCTCTGTTCGCTGTTCTAACTGTCGATAAGCAAATGCAATACGAATATTAAACTCATCGAGCATTGCATCCCATTGGGGTTTATTATTAACTACTAATTTTAGGCTCATGCAGCACCCTGTTGGCCAGTATTAGCTGAGAAGCCCTGTTCTCCCGGCTGAGGTGCTGTACCTATACCGATGTTACCTCCCCCACCTCCAGCGGTATCCTGTACTTGTGGAGGCGCTCCTTGCCCCTGTGGAGCTATTGGCTGTCCATCAGGTCCAACTTGTGGTTGTTGTTGGGGTGGTGGGTTTGCTTCTTGAAACTTTTTAAGTATCTCTGCTTGTACTGCAGCATCAGACATAGAGTTAGTTAGTTTATCTGGATCAAGATCCATAGACTTAGCAATCTCACGAATGATATAATCCATCTTAGCAAACGGTGCTAGTACTGGATTCTGTACAACTTGTAGGAACTGCATCAGTCTCTGGCTACGTACTTCATTAGCCATCAGTGATTCAGTACCACGAGCCTTTACATCTAAGTCACCCTTAATCTGTGGATCAAAGTCAAACTGCATGTTAAAATGATAGAATGATTTTGCTATCGGTGCTAGTAAATAATCATCCACATTTTTGATAACATTACGTATGCTGCCGTTAGCAGCAGACATAAGCATACTGATTCCAGAAGCAGTACGCCCCACTCCTTGAACTCCTGTTTGACCATGTGCAAAAGATGGGAAACCTGTAGACTCATCTGCTAGTACCCTCGCTTTATCAAACATCTGCATGTTTTCATTTGATACGTTTGGAAACTTAGTTCCAAAGATTGCCTGACCCGGAGCACCGCCCTGTCTGCGGAAGACCTTGCCCGGATATACCGACAAGTCTTGACCCGGAGTTAGGTTTGTCTCATCAACCTCGATGAGCATGTTACCCGACAGTGCAGCGTTATCAACTGCCATACGCATAAAACCATTCATTAGTGTTTGGGTATCGTCCATGTTTTCTGCTAGACCAACGCCAAACATATTGTATGGGTTTACCTCATATGGAACTGCATAGTAAGGTATAATAGATGGGGTGAACGGATTCATGACAAGTCTGAGGACTTGACCATTACATGTCCAAATGTTTACGGATACTTGATCCATATCTTTTAGGTCATCTGGAATGTCTACATCATGTCCCTCTAAGACATCAGTATCAACGTTCCCCCAAAACTCAAGAACTTCAAACCTTTCGGGTCTAGATTCTTGAGCATCATCTTCCATGACTTGCTCCCACCACTCCTTGGTATAAGACTCACCCATAGATATTGCAGTGTCGATGGCATTCTCACGGAAGAAAGGACGATTCTTAAGAGAGCGTATTTGTGATCTAGACATCTTGTGTCTTTCAACTACGTACTCGGCCTCGTCCATATTAGCTGCAGCTGGATCTGGATAAAAGTTCCAGATAGATACAGAAGAAGTTTGTGGTACTGTTTTAAACGTAGGTGCGTATTCACCTTCATCATTCCAATTAGAGTATTCTTTGTCTACAGCAAACGGACCTTTCATAACTCCAGTGCCAAACAATGCGGTTTCAAATGCTGCAACACGTAATTGTTTCTTTGCACCGGACTCTTCTAGCTGATCATGGATTTTCTTTTCCATCTTTTTAGCTGAGACCATTGCTGGATGTATAGTAATTTCTGTAGGTGTTTTACCTTCACCCTCTTCTAACTTGTCTACGACTGGTGTTAGCTTTTGTTCCATACTAGCTAAACGCTCAGTCAGATCTACGATAGTTTCACCGGGTCTAAGTTTTGTATCTTCTGGAGCAAACTGTTGTTTAGCTTCATCCATCTGATCGTTAGACTCAAAGTGTACAGACTCAGCTGCACCCTCTGGTAAAGTTGTTGGGTCTATAGATATAGGAAATTTATTGTTTCCAAAAAGAACTTCTACAATTTGACCATAAGCTGCAAGTACTTTTGTTTTTGTAACTTTAACAAATACCTGAGATTTTTCTGTGGAAGTAAATTGAACATCAGGACCGTACAAACCACGATAGTTTCTATATGCTTTTACCCAACGTTGTTCTTCTGTTTCACGAGCTGTAGATGCTTTACTGTAACGATCTTTAACTAAACCTACGACACTACCTGCTAAAGGATCTGAGTATGTTTCTTTGTCCATATCTTCAACAGCTTGGCTTTCTATAGAGTCCATCGCCATTTCGTTTTCAAAAGTTTCTTCTTCTGCCATTATTTTACCTTCCAAGGTCCGTTATCAAAATCTTGTTGCTCTTGACATCTAGGACAACTATCAAACTTATCTGTGTTATAAATTATAGAACACTTAGGACAAGTCACTAACATATCAGTATCCAAAGGTTGCATCACTTACTTGAAATCCTGCATTTGAAACAGGTGTGTAATCAAACAAGCTACTCTTTGGCCTTGTCATAACACCATATCTTAAAGCATCGTAAAGGTGATCTTCTGCTTTTGTATCTACATCCTCTGGATTATTTTTATCTAAAGGTATAGCTGGTAGTTGAGATATTAAGTTTTTACAGTTATCAAAGATTACCATTCTAGGTTCTTCTGTAAACTCATCTACCTGTAGTCTTCTATGTAATTCATTTTTACCTGAGACACGAGATCCTTTTGATCTATCTGCCGGTCTCCATCTACAACCACGAACAATCATCTGTTCTGCTAGACTTGGGCCAGTGTCTCCACGTTTGTGCCACAGGGAAGAGTCAAGAACTCCGTAACGTATTTTCTCTTCTGACTCTGTTTCTAAAATCATGTCGGCTAGATCTGTTGCAAGAACTTTACTGACATACATTTCACGATATACTATTAGTTGCTCGTCAGGTGCAACTGCTATCCATACAACTCCAGTATAAGAACCATAACCATAGTCACACGCTCTAAACTTAGGCCAGTTGTTTGGAATATCAAAAGGTTCTACAACATGAATCTTTCGATTAAACTCTGGAAAGGCTGCCCCCTCGTTTATATCCCAGTCACCTTCTAGCAACTGTCTTCTCTGGTGTTCTGGTAACGACAGAAGATTAGCTTCGTACATTCCGTCATCTGCTAGATAAGGGTTGTCAAATAAGTTAGCAGGTATAAACCTGCGTTTAAACAACGGCTCATCTTCTTTAGTATGACCTTTAGGCCAACAGATAATCTCACCAGTGTCTGGATCTGTAGCCCAAAAAGATTTATTAGGTGTTTCTGGATCTATAAAAGTCTTTTTAACCCACTGATGGCCGGGACCACCGGGGTTACTAGTAGCTCTCATATATAAAGGTAGCCCACTAGCTTTGGTTGTACGAAGACGTGACCTCATATAATTCCAAGGATAGGGTGTAGGCCATTGCGTTAATTCGTCAAAACCAATCCAGTTAAATGCTTGCCCTTGATACCTCATAACGTCATCGTCACGGTCAAGGTAAGACATCCAGAGTGTAGCTCCACTAGGGGCTACCCAAGTCTTATCTCGTTCCATAAACTTTATACCCGGAATTGCTTTAGGGTATAGTTGTTTAGATACAGAGATAAGTTCCCTTAGCTCTTCGGTACTTCTACGTACTAGAAGCATACGAGCATTTGGATTATTTAAGTATCTAACAGGGTCGGCAATCATTGCATATGACTTACCACCACCTGCAGATCCTCCATATAAGACTTCCTGCTCTGTTGAAGCTAGGAATCCTGTCTGTGGACCGGGGTTAGGTTCAAAGATTACTTCTCTTTGTACCTGTTCTACTTCAATATCCGGTGTGCTGATCGGAGTTGTTGGTTTCAACTCTACGTCTTGCACCGATTCTTTCTTTTTCGAGCTTCTCCGCCTTTTCTGCTGCCGCTTTGTACCTTTGGGCATAGAAATCTTGGACTGAAGCTGCGTTCTTACGTCTTTGCTCAAGTTTTACCCTTTTAAATAAACCTACATGGGAGATCATTCTACCAGAGGTTGTACTTAACCAAGCAGATACTTCTCTATAACTATATCTCTTTAAATGTTTCTTAGCTTCTTCAAAAAGTTCTAGTTCTTCTGGTATAGGTAGTAGAATATCTGCATCTTCTGGGTCTTGTTTGTAGCCAAAGGGTATAGTTCTACCAATTCTTACTACTGGAACCCACTCATATTCGTCATCTACCTTCTCAGGCTTAGGTAACTGCCAAGTTTTAGTCTTCATCTGCTTTCGGAGGCAGAATAAACAAGGGGCTTTCTGATTTTACTTCGACTTTTTCTGTTTTTACAAAGCCAGCTCGGTCTAGAAAGTCTTTAGCTGCTGCCATTTTCTCTTTATTGCCCAAGTCGGTGGGGTTTTCTAGTACATGCATCATAGACCACACTGCTGTTGGGCCACTTGTTGCAATAAAATCTCTAGTTTTTTCTGCAATCTCCTCTTTTAGTGGAGCCATTACAGAAGTTGTAGACACACCATCGGCATATCCTGCAAGCTTTTTAGCTTGTACAGGATTGCCTCTAGCTTCATTAAACAATGCGTTTAAAAATGCCTGTTGTTTTTCAGTGAGTTCTCTTGCCATAGATTTTTTCTCTTATTTGAGATCTACCAATTCCTAAATCACTAAGCTCACGTTCAGATAAGTTCATTAGTATATGATAGTCTGCTCGTCTTTGCTGCGCTACTTGGATTGCTTCTAAGATTCTGTTACAATATGCTTTAAACATTTTCTACTCCTTTAAATGTTAGCCCTAACTAGGCAGGAGTAGTTATATTCAATTAGTTATAGCATACTACAGACAATATTGCAACCCCGTTATGCATTAAGTTGGTTGAAAATATTCTTCACCAGATAGTATCATGTGAAAATCAGAGCCGCCTTCTTCAAAAGCTATGATCTTATCACCTGCAGATAACGCAATAAATCCACCGCCATCTAGCACTTTATCATTTGTACTGGCTGCTAAACTGATTTCATCTGCAATACTGTGATAAGTAGTTGCAGCTAACTCATACCATTGTATACTATACTTCTTAGAGCTTGTTGCTCCATTGGATACAAGTAAAAATTTAACTAACGCAGTAAAATTATTAGGGCAAGTGTATATTACGTCACCACTTGCCCCACCTGATGTAGCAGATAAGTTCTTTGCTTTAGTAAAGTATTTAGCTTCAGTCATTTAACTTACTTTAATTTATTAATCATAGTAGTAAGTTGTTTAATTCTAGCTGCTGCAGCTTTGTCATCTTTACCTTTTTGTCTAGCATTAGCTATCTTTGTTCGAAGTTTTCTTTGCTCTGCTTTTAACTGTGTTATTGTAGGTCTAGGCTTAGGTTTAACTTTAGATGATTTTTTAGGTTCAGTTCCAGCAGCTATTGCTATTTCAGCACGTCTTATTAAAACTTCGTTTTTGTTATCACCACGACCACCACGAGTGTTACTAAGAGTTCTGACTTCTACTTTTGGTTGTTTACCTGCACCGAGTTTTTTAGGTTTAGATTTCTTTAGATCTTCTGCATAAACAGCTGCCATTACTTTACCATCCTTGTTAGTATAGTAAAGTGATCCAGCTTTTTTAGCTGCAGCAATACTTTTGTATTTACCAGCCTTAGCTTTTTCTTTAGCAAGGCTAGAACCTTTTGCTTTTATCTGATTATTTAAATATGTACGAAGTGACATAGCCATGTTACTGTTCCTTATTTATAAGTATTCTTGGCAGTTTTAACGCCAGTGTTTATTGTACCAGTATTCTTAACCATGCCGCCTTGATTGTACATAGCTACCTTACCACCTTTAGCGTATGCTTTCTTTTTCATTCCAGCACCACCTTTGGCGTAACCTTTTTTCATCATACCACCTTTGTTCATAAAGCCCATTTTATTACGAACACCTTTAGGTAGAGAAGCTGCACCTTTATTTGGAGCTGGTTTTAAACCACCTGCAGCATAACCTTTCTTTTTCATCTTCATTGATATTCCTTATCCTCACTATATAAATTATTAAACACTCGTTGCGTATCCCAAACATAGTCTACGTGTTCTTTCGAGTTGTATACATGTTGATTTGGTTTAAAGTCAGGCGCACCTTCTCCTGTTTCAAACCAAGCTGGGTGAGTTACTCTCACTCTGTTATTGGGTAACGCAACAATGTTACCAGTATATTCTCCAGCATCTAACAACTCTAATACATGAGATTGTTTGTGTTGCGCTGGGTCATCTGCAACTTCACTGTCTGTGTAGTCTACAGTAAAATAATATTTAGCTGGGTAGAACTCTCCGTCTACCTTGGCTATCCAAGGAGCTGGAGTTGCTCTTTCTAATTTGTACACGCTGTGGTGATGCGACATACAATCCCAAGGTTGAGCTAGATAAGGTGGTAACTCTTCTGGCCAATCTTTTAGGGGGGTGTCTGCAACCAGAGCTACCAGAGGTAACCTAGCCCACATCGCACCACCATGTATATTGGGGCTATCACTATCATCAGACTCGCAGCCTGTAAAAATAACTTGAAAGCTGAGAGTCCTGTTTGGCATAGTAGTGACACCAATGACCATGCAATGTAGGAACTCTCCATGATACTCCTCTAAGTTTTTTGTATACTCTCTTCTAACCCACGCTTTAAAGTGAGGAATGCTACTTGTTAAATAAGGCATTTATCTGTGGGACTTCGTTTTCTTTGCAATTTTCTTAGGTTGAGCCACATGCTGCTTACCTGCCTTAGTGCCTTTTCGTTTTGCTCTGGAAGTGGCTGCGTACTCACTAGCACTAAGAGACTTAATAGCCGAAGTAGGTAAGTAACGTTCACCAGTAGCCTTAGACCCTTGCGTAGATGGCTTACCACTTTTGGTTCTCCACTTTTGTTTTGTCCAAGACTTCAGGCTTTTTTGTGATTTAGATAGTGCCACCTAGCAGCACTCACATTCTGGATTACATTTACGATTTATTAAGGCACACCATAGTCTTTTTAAATACCTTCTCATCTGTACCCTCCTCCTTTTGCTTTGTATTGTTTTGCAACCATCTGGGCTTTTCTCGCAGACCATTGTCCGGGTGAGCCACCTTTTCCACCGGCTTTAACTTTTGCGACCAACGCTTTACGCATAGTCGGTTTGGTGTAGTTACCAGCAGCATTTACTTTACTTTTCTTTACAGCCATTAGGTACTCCTAATTAGAATGAAAACTTTACACCCATTGTAATATCACCAAACTCAAAGTCTGCATCTGACGATACTTCTGTGTAGGTTGTTAGACCTTTCCAAGCATACTCAGCTTTCCAGTCTACACCGGTAAAGATGTCACCGTTGTTAATGTCTAATACATCTACAGTTGTTTCAGCAGAAAGAGTAGTTCCGTATGCACCCATGCTTAGTTTAGGTGTAACATCCAGTTCCCATGTTTCTGTTCCTGTTGTATAACTCATATCTGTAGTAGCACCAACAGATAATCCATAACCAATATCCATAGCCGACACTGATGTTCCTGCAACTAATGTAGTTGCTAGTAATAACGTCTTCATTTTATTCTCCTATAAGTTTGTTCCAATTTTAAAACAGGCAGGTCTAGCAAACATACCTTGCGATTCCATTATAGCTACACCCATATTTACTTCTTCTTTACATGCTTGTTCTGTTAAAAATAAATCATCTTGTTTTGCAAATACAATACACGACTGAGCGTATGGTGTACTACAAGCTAATACAATAGCAAGCCACATCACCAAGCCCTACAAGACCAGTAACGTGCAGTAAACTTGTCAGTTGCTGTATCACAGTTATGTCTTGCCCTAAAACTTTTACGTCTAGCTGGTTGATCTTTCTTAATACTCATGTTGGGATCACCAAAACGAACAACCTTTACCTCCTTGCCTTTCTTAGCAAGGACAGCAGACTTCTTAGATCCACCCGGAGTTTTCTTTGGTTTATTATACCCCGGAAATGTTTCACCTCGATATTTTAGTTTGCCACTAGGTAAACGTTCTACGTCTTTGGTTGTTGCCATATTTATTTACTTCTTTTTAGATTATTAGTTATTTTAACAGAATTAACATATTTTTTTGTAGCAAGACCACCCCCACTAAAATCTGCACCTATTCTAATGGCTTGAGAAGCTCTTGAATCATCTTCTTCCATAGCATCTAGATAACTTAAATATCTACTTAACCTACCTTGTTTATCTAACTCTTTAATTCTTTTTATAGTTATACCGTATTCTTTAGATATATCTTTAAATTCACCTTTATAATCTTCTGCCATTTTATTTTTCCTCTACACCATCAATTCAAAATGCGGCCCGTCAATAAAAGGTCTACGTCCCTGAGACCTACGTAGATCAATATATTCATTCATTGCATCTTCCATAGATCCCTCGTAGTCACCGATAGAATCTATGTGCCAAGCTGCACCCCAACGAACTTTACATCCGACAAAGCTTGCACCTTCTTTCATAGCGTCAGCCAAGTCATCGTACAGGTTTAGCTCCCAAGAACCACGACCATTAATATAGGCCATTAGATCTACTGCCAGTCCCTCTAGGTGCTTACTCTTCATAGTCTGGCTTGCACCTTTTGCCACCAACTCTTTTTGTTGTTCTACAGTTCTCATACCTTGGATAACTCCAAAGTCAGTTTTTGTTGCTGTGATAGCATGTTTAACAACTGCTACCATTCTTTCGTCAACACCCTCTAGCCTGTCAAGGCTACGTCTACTTAATTTAAATGCCATGTCTATTTCCTAAAAAACTTGGTAGCTGCCCTTACACCGAAAGATGCAGATACGATTACGCCTAGTGTGTATTGATAGTAGCTTGGCATAACTTCCAAAGCAAGGAAACCATCTGCTACTATTTGTCTGCCCCAGTCCCCACAAAATGCTAGGATTAGTGGTATTGAAAACAGAATAGTAAGCCACTCGTCTTTCCACGAGTTAGCTGATGCTTTCGCCATAATGCGATCCCACTCAGCTTCACTGGTAGCAGCTGAAAGCATTATCTGTGCTTCAGCCTCTGCCTTAGCTACCTTTACTTTATTCTGTGCAGCTTTCTGTTCTACCTTGCCGTTAAGCCAAGTACCTGCCAGACTAGCTATAGGTCCAATCAAACCTTGTATCATTTTTTACTTCCCATTGCTGTGAATCCAAAGTATGCACCGACAAGTGATGAGACAGATACGACATAGATGTTAGC